GGCTATGCGCAGTGCTACAGCGGCTATGGCTGCTCGTGGTATGGGTGCGTCATCTCTGGCTGGACAGGCCATTGTACAGGCTGCTATGGAGTCTGCGCTGCCTATTGCAATGGCAGATGCACAGACAGTAGCCAAGTTTGAATCACAGAACTTATCCAACCGACAGCAATCAGCAATGCTGGCTGCAGAGCAACGTGCTAGGTTCATGGGTCAAGAGTTTGACCAGACATTCCAAATGAAGGTAATGAACGCTAGTAAGATTAGCGACATTGCCAACCAGAACTTTACAGCAGAGCAGCAGGTACAGCTAGAAAACTCACGTGCTGCTAATACAATGAACTTAAACAACCTGTCTAATTCACAGGCTCTTGTAATGGCTGAAGCGTCTGCATTGGCGCAGCTTGATACGGCTAACCTGAACAATCGTCAGCAAGCTGCAGTACAAAACGCACAGAACTTCCTGCAAATTGACATGGCTAACTTGTCTAATCGCCAGCAGACTGAACTGTTCAAGGCACAGCAGCGTACACAGGCACTGTTTACAGATGCTGCTGCACAAAATGCTGCACGTCAGTTTAATGCATCTAGCCAAAATCAGGTTGACCAGTTTTTCGCTAACCTGTCTAGTCAAGTTGGACAGTTCAATGCTACACAGCAGAACGCACAGTCGCAGTTTAATGCAGGTCAGACAAATACAATTGCACGTTTCAATGCTGAGTTGAATAATCAGCGTGACCAGTTCAATGCACAGAACCAGCTTGTGATTGCACAGGGTAATGCACAATGGCGTAGGCAGATTGCTACTGCAGATACTGCTGCTGTTAATCGTGCTAACGAATTAAATGCTAATGCTATTCTTGATATTAGTAAACAAGCCTATAGCAACTTGTGGAACTACTATTCAGACACAATGGAATGGGCATGGACATCTGCAGAAAATCAAGTTGACCGCAACAATGCACTAGCTATTGCAGAACTAGATGCTAATACACGTAGCACAGTGGCTAAAGAAGGTTCGTCATCTGCAGCAGGTACTGCTATTGGTGGTTTAATTGGTACACTTGGTAGCGCATGGATTGGTGCTGGTTTCCCCGGATTTTGTTGGGTAGCCCGTGAAGTATACGGCAAACAAAATGTTCAGTGGTTTATTTTCCGCGCTTGGTTGCAGTATGATGCGCCTAAGTGGTTTAAAACATTATACATGACACACGGCGAAAAATATGCTAAACTAATATCTAAAGTTCCACCACTCAAGTGGGCAACCAAAAAACTCATGGATATGGTAGTTGAAAAGAAGAAGAGGAAGCATCATGTCTCGTGCGCTTACTGATATTGTTAGAGCATATTATAACATGGACATTGAAAATATGCCTAGTGACCAGCCTGAAAAACAAACAGGTGGTCTACTAGCAAAACCTAAATCAAATAAGTTTGACTCTGGTTTAGATATTTCTAATCCATCAGTTCGTGTTGCAAAACAAATGCAAGTTATTCGTAGACATAGGGATGAGATAAAAAATGGCTGAAGAATTATTTGATGCTCCTATTCCCGGTATGTCACTAACGCATGAGTTAGGCGCACGGCCTTGGCAACAGCCATCTCAGTTCGCTACTGTAGATGAAGCCATTGAGTATTATATGAGTAGCATGACATCAGAAGAGTTTATGGAGCAGCTTATTGATGTTCTGGAAATGGGTGTTCCTGTAACAACAATAGCTAACTCTATGCAGTTATCTAGCGTTATGGAAGGTAAGCATACTGTTGATGTGGGTATGTTAGTTGTGCCACTTCTTATGGAACTTATTATGATGTTGGGCGATAGTGCTGGCATTGAATATGAAACAGGTCTACAGAATCCAGATAGAAATAAAGCACGTGACTCTCAGTTAGCTAAGTATGCTATGGAGTATCAAAGAACATTAGATGAAGTAGACACAAAAGAAATGGTTGCAGAAGAAACAGAAGATGAGCAGCCTACTGGCTTGATGGCACGGAGAAAATAATGGGATTGTTTAGTGGCAGCTTTGGTACAGGTCTTGTAACTGGTCTAGCAACTAGCGTAGACAAATCATTACGTAATGCTATGGACAAACGTGATGAAGAGTTAAGTTCTGCACGTAAGTTTTGGCAGCAAAGACAGGCGCAAAAGATGGACTTGGCAGAGCAGCGTGATAGTAGAATTAAAAAAAGCCTTAATCGTCTCATTGATGAAATGAATGGCGATGCTGCTGCGGGTCTTGCTGCATTTAAGGCTGCAGGTGGCGACCCAGATTCAGTTGAATTATTTATTAAAGACCTAGACGAAACACGTGCTGCTGGCCTTGAATATAACTTGCAAGATAAGCTAAAGCTGGATGGTATAGACTTGTCACAGTTTGGTGACTTAACACGTGAACGTGCCTTTGCTTCTGTGCGTACGGAACTATCACCTGTAGATATTCAGATGCAGGATACGGGGCTGCTTGCTAATATTGGTCTTGGTATGAAAGATATGGGCAAGGGTATATCTGAAAAAGTAAACAAGATGATACCTGCCCGTGAGCAAGAAGCTATCGAAGGTATTACAGGCGCAGTGCTTGACCGTAGTGGTATGATTACAAGTGAGCGATATAAGAAAGAAGTAATGGCTGCTGTGCCTGACATGAAAACACAGATGTCTGCTAATTTGTATCAGATTAATAACGGTAAAGACCTTATGGGCAAAGACCTAACTGAAGCAGACATCACTAAACTAGAAATGGAAAATGCTAAACTATTGACACAGATAGGTGGATTAGCAAAAGCAGAAGCTGCTGCGACAGATAGTGGACCCACACTCAGCGAGATTAGTGCGTTATACAGTAAAGGTTTGTCTCAGCTACAAACAGATTTAGGTTTTGAAGTCAACTCATCCACAGGTATTATGACGATACAAGGGCCAGAGGATGAGATATTAGAAGGGCCAGAAGCGCAGTCTTATTGGAAACAACAGAAAGATGCATGGAAGTCTGACTTTGTACAAACAAGTATCTTTGATGCCACTGGTAATTATGTGAGTAACGATGCTGACTTTGCTGCACGTTCTCTTGGATTAGGTGATGTTGCGACAAATGTACGTGCATCATTAGTTGAAGCGGCACCAGAAGATACACCACCACCTGCAGCCAGTGGCTCTGCTTCAGACAAACCAAAGACAACCGCAGAGATAGTAAAGGCTGACCCTAATAAATATGTAGCTGACGTTTTTGCAGCTAATCCTAATACCCCACCAGAAAATGTTAGGGCTGCTTTATTAGCAGCAGGTGTGCCAACAGACCAAGTAGACACTATAATAAATAATGCCACTGCATTTTTAGGGGGTTAAAATGGCAACAGACTTTGACTTTGATGCCCTTTTGAAGCCTCAGAAGGAAGAAGACGAAGCGCAAGAAGAGTTTGATTTCGATGTTCTTCTTAACAAACCAGAAGAACAGGAAGTACCTGTCACTGTCCCTGTAGTCGCAGAGGAACCCCAGCCTGTGGTTGAAGAACCTACGGAAGTTCCTGTACCTGCTGAACTAACTCCCCCAGAACCAAAGACATATGAAACACCAGAGGAGCAACAGACAGATGATATGCTGTCGTTCCAAAAACTTGCGTCTGATGGTGACTATATGGAAATGCTGCGTGAGTATAGCGAAAACCGTATGGGCGATGAGGGTAAGCAGCAAGAAGACGAAAGCAATGAGGACTACCTCAAACGCTTCTTGTCACATACCCGTGAGTTTGAGTTTAATAGTATTGACTTAGGCCAGCAGCTAGACTGGGTGCGTACAGCCAACGAAGAACAGCGCATGAAGTTTGGCTATCTGTATAGTCAGCTTGACCGCCTACCATCTTTCTATGAAGAGGGTGGCACTGGTTCTATTTCTGCTATGCGGGACTTTGGTAAGGCACTAATTACTGACCCACTAAACTATATAGGCTTTGGTGCTGGTAAAGTAGCCAGTACTGTGGCTACTCGTGCTATTACAAAGGCATTGAAAGAGGGTGGTAAGAAACTAGCACTTGAAGAAGCAGCCAAGCTGTCTGCCAAGCGTATGCTTAGTACAAAAGCTGGTAAGATAGCTGCAGGTGGTATAGCTGTAGAGGCAGGTGCTGCTGCTGTGCAAGACTTAAAGCTGCAAGAAGTAGAGATGCTTACACAAAAGTATGGTGAAGCTACTCCTGATGAAAAGAGTTTGCTACGTGCAGGTCTTGTTGGCACTGTTGGTTTAGGTGCTGGTGCGCTAGGTGTCAAGTTGTCTGGTGGTTTGGGTGGTGAGAAGTTATTACAAAACGCAAGACAGGCTCGTATAAAGCAGTACAATATTGCAAAAGAATTAAACGCACGTAACAAAGAATTTGCTGCTAAAGAAGCTGCAGAACGTGCAATGGAAGCTACTACTCAATCTGCTTCAGGTATATTTGATACGGCTGCAGGTAGAGAAACGCTAGATATGTTGGGTGGACAGGCTGAAAGTGGCCTAACTCAAACACAGTTTAACACAGAACTTATGCAGCGTATGGGTAGAGTTGTTACCAATGTAGTTGAAGACCTTGCTGAGTCAGGTAGACTTGGTGAGATGGTAGACGTAGATACTAAAGCATCTGAGGTGATTGGTAAGATTGTCTCTGAAGCATTGGAAAAATCTAAAGATGTTACAGCAGAAGGTGTACAAGAGCAGACAGTACGTATGCTGCGTGGTACAGACACAGAAAGAGGTCTTGGTGATGTACTAGGCGACCTTGATGTTGATGGAGACACTCTCCAATCAGCCATCTCTCGTGCAGGTTTGACAACTGAACAGTTTGTAAATGCCTTTGGCACAAGCTACAGCGATGCTGGTAAATATTTACAGACAGCATCTAAAGTGGGCAAGATAATGAAGGGCATTAAAGAAGTTGACCCTGAGTTAGCCAAGCAGATTATAGGTGATAGTGATGCTGATAGTATAGTTGGGCCACTGGGTAAAGCACATGGGTTTATGCAACGCATTGACCGTGAACGTAGGGCGTTGATGGTTACGCAGGTTGCCACTACTATACGTAACATAGCTACCGCTGGCACACGTTTAACTATGGATATGTCTGCTGATTTAATTGAATCTACACTATATCAGTTTGGTAGGGGTGCAGACGCTGCTATGACAGGTAACGCATCTACTGGTGCAGTTAAAGCACCCACAAGTATTATACGTGATGCATTTGGTAGACTTGACCGTATGCGTCACGTTACAGGCACAGCAGAACTAACTGATGCACTGTTGAAACATAACCCTCGACTTGCTGCCCGTATGGATAGAACGCTAGAGGAACAGGGTGCAGGTGAGTCTCTTACTAAAGTAACTCGTATGCTTAACGGCTTGAACATTGCACAAGATTTGTTTTTCCGTAGAGCAATCTTTACAGACGCTGTTGATAAACGCCTAAGACGGGCGGGGGTTATTGTAGACAAGCCACAAAAGGTAGGTCAGTACAAGAGCCTTGAAGAGTTTGCTGCTGCAGGTAGGTCATTACCAGCCAAGGTATTATCAGAAGCTGTAGAAGATTCACTAGACTTTACATTTTCACGTATGCCAAAGCCGGGTTCGGGCAGAGCAGGTGATACTGTAGGATATTGGTTCTTAAAATTTAACGAAAGTCTTGGCCCTATACCTGCGCCACTAGGTACAGCAGCGTTTCCATTCGGTAGATTTATGGTTAATGCTTTGCAGTTCCAGATGAAGTATATGCCTACTAGCGCAGTAACCGCTGCATATAAAGTAGGCATGGGTAAGTACGTAAAAAATATGGCTAAAGCAGCAGAGGCTGCAGGTGATATGGACCTTGCTAAGAAACAAGGGGCAAAAGCATCAAAGGCATTGGCTGAAGCACGTGCAGACTTTTCTAAAAGCCTAGTGGGTACAGCCGCATTAATCAGTGCTATTAAATATCGTGCTGATAATCAAGATATAAAACTGTATGAGGCACGTAATGATGACGGGACTACCAGTGACCTAAGACCTTTCTTCCCACTTACACCATATCTAGCATTGGCTGATGTTATAGTAAAGCTATCAAACGAGGATACTAAACCGATAGAAGTAACAGAATTTCTTGAAGCATTTACTGGCGCACAGTTTAGAACTGGTGCAAGTTCTTACGTGTTAGAAAATATGGATGAGTTACTTCGTGCAGAAGGTGACACCATAACATCTGAACGCATCAGTGAAATCATGGGCGGCTATGTCGGTGAGATGTTTGGCGGTGGTATGACACCTCTGCGTGTTGTCCGTGACATACAAGCAGCCTATGATACAGAAGCTGCTGTAGTACGTGACGCAAGACAAGTTGAAGGTGTAGGTGGGGGTGAAAGATTTGTTAATGCTCTGAAGAATACTGTAGCAAAAGACATTCCCGGCCTTGCAAAAGATTTGCCAGCAGTAGAAAGCCCAACACGTGAAGGTGACATCTACAGGCAAAGCCCGTTGATTGGTCAGGTAACTGGTCTGCGCCGTGAGGCAAAGCGTAACCCTGCAGAGGAAGAGTTTGAAAGATTTGGTATTGAGAGATTTGAAATTGTACCGGGGTCAGGTGACAAGATGGCAGATGCTGCAGTCAAGAAAGCCCTTGGCCCAATAGTAGAAAAGCGCATCAGTGACTTGGTTACGTCAGAGAGATACCTAGCTAAGACTGACAGTGAAAAGCGTGTCATGCTCAACGAGTATATGAAAATATATAGAGGTAGAGCCAAGCAGCTTGCCCAGATAGAAGCAAAGAAAGATACATCGAAACCATTCACTCCGTTTGACCGTGCGCAGTATGCAAAGCTAAGTGACCTAGCTACACGCATGGCGGATGAGTACTACAAAAATAAGTACGATGGTAAGACTGTAATAGAAATGCAGGAACTTGAGCCTGAAGTAAATCATCTACGGAAAGCTATAGCAATAGGCAGAAGACTATCTAAACAGGCTGAATAAATAAAGGGGGCAATTAAGCCCCCTCTTTTATATGCAGTCGCATATGTCATTAGCTAAGCCTAAACCAAATGCGTATAGCAGCCAGCTAACTATAATAACAAACGGTACATACTTAGCGATTGTCACCGTCACCCTGTAAACGATTCCTAGCTTTCCTGTCAGCCAGTTTCTCCAAGTTGTCTTCCATGATTCTACCAAGGTTCATGTCCACTTCTTTAGCAAGCATTGCACAATACCACAACACATCACCTAACTCGTGGCCTATGGCATTTAACTTAGCGTGATAATCTTCTCTGTCTGCACCGTCACGTATTAGCTTCTTTACTTTGTTAGCAATCTCACCAGCCTCACCAGCAAGCCCAAGAGTTAGATACTCAAGGGCTTTTTCTTTAGGAAAGATGGCAGTCTCTGCTGCCTTACGCTGGTATTCTGTTGCTGTAATGTCACTCATATATCTCTCCTTCATCCACTGTTTAGCTTCTTGCTCTAGCTTCATTTGTTTGTACCCTATTCAACTGCTCATAGTAGGCATCATTCCAACCACGCTGCCACTCACGTGCTTGCATAGTATGCATATCCATGTTCGGACGATGCTCTAAGTACACGCCCTTCTTATTCATTTTGCCACCATGCTTAAAGGCTTCGTAGCCCCACTGGTATTGAATACGCAGTGGAGCATCATACTTTCCTAACCCATTACGCCGCATCTTTAGTCTCCTTAAATGCTTTGATTACGTCAGAGGAGAACAGCTTTTGCAGATTCAGTAAGTACATACGTGCTGCATTGTTATCCCCACCAGAAACACTGCGCTTCTTATCTAGGTTAGCAATGATACGCTTGAGGCTGTTCGTGTCAAAGACAATCGTAGCGAATGTCTCATCGCCAATACACAGATTGTGAAACCAGTAGTCTGATTCAGTGGCATTGATTCCACTAGGCTTGCCATAGCATTCGTATTCAATTGCAATGTTGCCTGTCTTCTGCCACACGTCACGTTCACTCTTCACCTCAATCTTCTTGTCTTGCAGCATATCTGCTACCATCTGCTCGCGTACCTTTCCATACTCAAGGTCAATGTCAAACTTCTTGCGGTCTTCAGTCTTTGGTTCCAGATTTTTCATTCTCTTTCTCCTTCGCTTTTTGTTTCAACCATTCTTCTCTACTTGGGTGATGAGCAGGTGGGTTATGTTGCACCCACCCGTCACCTGTCTTCCATACTACACTCATGCTGCGTTCAAGTCAACTACTTCACAAACGCCAGCAGTACAAGCTAACTCACGTCCACCTGATGTAGTATCTTCCTTCTCAAACTCCTGAAGCATAGACCAGTCTACGTTCTTTGGCATCTTAGCTGCCCACTCTTTGTATGTGTCAGCATCAATGTCCTGATAAGGTGCTTGCTGATATGTATGCTCACTGAATGGCAGGAAGCTGATACCACTGACCTCATCAAAGTGTTCGTAGACCCATGCACCTACAGCCATCCACTCATTCTCTTTAACAGAGATAGTGACTGATGGTTTGTGTTCGCACCAGTGACGCTGGTAAGTCAGCCACAGTTCAAGCTGTTCAATGGCTGTCATACCTGTGCGTGTCACTGCGTTCTTAGGTGACTTCATAGGGAAGCTAAACACTGTCGTTGAGTCGGGTTTCATTACGTCAGGTTCGGCAGGTATGTCCTGTGAAATCAAGAACTGTGTCAATGGGTCTTTGTTATCCCCACGGACAGTACGAATGTAGTATGGGTTGTGTCTAGCGTGGATGCCAGATGCACTATCCACAAGCTGTGATACTGTACCACTAGGCTTGACACAGGTAATAGCTGTTGACTGATTAATACCAAGCTGTTGTGCCATAGCTGCATTAGCTTCAATAGCAGTAACACGTAGCATCTCAAGTGTGTCGGCTACTTCTTTACCTTTATGCAGTGTAGCACAGTCCATGATGCCTGTCAGTGATACACCAAGCAAGCGTTCTTCTTCTGTGTTTTTCTGCCACACCTTACGTAGATAGCGGAAGTTAGTCAGCGTGGATTGGAACGTACCCAAGATAGTCGCAAGGCGTACCTTCTCTTTCAGTGATGCCAATGTATCCGTTTCACGTGCAACAACTTCTGACAAGTTACAGAACTGGTATGGACGTAGGATAATCTCAGAGCAAGGGTTACAACCAAAGTCCTGTTCAGCATCACGGCGACCATTCTTAGCTGCTTGCTTCTTAGCTGATTCACGATTGAAGATACCACGCTCGCCTGACTTACTGTCATACAGTGATAGCCATTCACGCATGAATGTACCCATCTCTGGCTTTGTTTTGTACGCTACAGAGTTATTAGCCAATGCACGTTGGCCTTCATTCTCCCACCACTGACCTGACTTAGCGTGTGCCATCTGGTCATCATTAAGATTAGACAATGAAATCAATGCGCTACGGCGTACACCACCAACCACAACAACTTCACCAATCTTACACATGATGTCGTGACATTCGATTGGGTACAGTCTGCGACCTGCTGCACCTTTGAACTTCTGAATGACAAACTCAAACAGTTCTACCAATGGCTGTGGGCCTGACGCACGACCACCGAATGTCTTGAGCCTTGCACCTGCTGGGCGTACCTCTGATACATCCCACTTAGGAATCTGCCCGGTGTACAGCATAGCAATCAGTTCCTTCAGTGACTTAGCCCAACCGGGGCGGCTATCACCTACCTTAATTACTGTGTCTGTATCGTGCATATCTTCATTTACGATAGGCAGCTTCTCAATGTTGTGACGTTCCACACTAAAGCCTACACCTGTGCCACACATAAGAATGTACATAGTCTCATCGAATGCACGTGGGCTATCCACAGGCACGTATGAGCAGTTGTATCCACCTACGTGGCAACGGTCTAGTGCTGGCCCTGCAGTCATCAATGCCCTCATGCTAGGCATGATAGACTGATTAAGCACAGCTTCCTCTAGTTCTGACCTCAGTGAATCAGGAAGCTGATACCCATAATTGTTATGTAGATGAGAATCCATATAATCAAAGTATCGTGCGACTGTTTCACCCCATGTCTCCCTTCGTTGTTCATCTTCTTTCCAACGTGCATAGCGTGACAGTGCTATGAAGTTCTGGTAGTCTGTTGGTAATGTATTGCTAATCATCTCTTACTCCGTTATCGTTCTAATGTTTCTAATACTAGCACCTTCAATATCATAAAAGTATTCTTGGATGCTTTCTTCTAATTCCTCGCCCACCTGCCCATCAGCAGGGACGGGATATTCCTCATCGTCAATGTCAATGGTAATGAACATCTTAACTCGCATCTGCCATTACCTCTTCAATCAACTTGTCCAAGTACCACTTGGCCTTCTGCAAATCCTCTACAGGCTTATCTTTGTAGTCGAACCGCCAAAGGTATTTCATAATGTTGCCCTGAAGATAATGCTTGAATCCGTCACCAGTGGCAGCAGAGATAGCATGAATACACTCAATGCCTGTCTGGTTATAATGTGGTGGACTGTTGACCATATCCGCTGGGCTACCGTCAGACCACTTAGGATTTAACTCTGCTGCTTTGGCTTTCATAAACTGTTCGTGCTTCATCATGCATTCCCCTTTGTCCTGCTGTTAAAGTTAAGGTGTACTACATTACCATCGTAGGTCTTTTCCACACCCGCTTCTTCCTCTAGTTCTACATCAATATCCATCTCGTTGTCAATAACTTTTGTGACATACTCGTGAACAATATTGCGTAGTTCCTCTACCTCTTCCATCACAGGAACAGCAGCACACATCATCTTAGCAAAATGCATGACCTGATAATAGTCGTCATCATCAAGAGGATTGTCAGGCATAGCCATTATAGATATATCAACTTCGCCTGACCACTTACCATCGTTATCAGCGAATGGTCTGACACGTATAAGTAAATCTTCATTCTGTATTTCTTTAGATAGTTTAGTCATCATGTCCATGCTCTATCTCCTTTTCACTTTTGTGCCGCCAAACTTAATAAACTTTGGATGCTTGTTCTTGCCCCTCTCCTTCAACCAATCTTCAGGAATAATCCTGTCATAATATCTGAAGCCATGTTTAATACACCATTCACCGTAGGTAGACTTGGCACCCTTACGTAGCTTGCGTCTGCTGCTTTCAAACACAAAACGAATATCCAACTTAGGATGCTGCTTTTTAATAGCCAGATGCTTGCGTCTATCTGCTGCGGTGAACATACCTTTTGTCTCAATGATGATGCCATTGGACAGCACGAAGTCTGGTGTGTAGGTTCTGTATGCAAGGTCTTCCCACTCAATCTTAACTTGTTCATATAAGAACTCTACGTTAAGTTCAGTTAGGTAGTCAGATACCTTGAGTTCCAGACCGCTACGATAGCCATACTTTCGTGCTGCCCTAAATTGTTTTGCGTTAGGCAATTACATCACCAATGTAGCTTACCATAGGTGGATTCTTTGCCTGTGACTTTACAGATGGACGCTCAGTAAGACTATCCCAACAATCAAAACGGTAGTTACAAAATCTGCATCCGTCATTAAGGACTTTATTACCTGTGGGCTTGCCACGAAAAGTCTCAGGCACTGGTTCAAAACACCTTTCAAACTTGTTCTCCTTTACTTTATCTACGGTAGCTTTAATCTTGGACACCTCAGTATCTATGTCCAGTCCTGTAGCTGGTACGTATTTGAACTGACCATTGGCTTTGTTCACTACCCACCAGCCGCCAGCTTTCTTGTCTGCTGCTTTAGCATACCCAGCTAACTGAGCCACATACCCGAAGCCATCACCGCTGGCAAGAGTGTCATAGGATTCAAACTTGTTTCTATATGACCAGTCTGAAGCTGATTTAATATCATCAACTGCACCATCAATGATGAGGTCATAAGAACCAGAAACACTATCGTCACCAAGGTCAAGAGAAACTTTATCCGTGTCTTCATAACTTACTCCTGCTTCTTTAAGGATGCCTTTGAACACTGCTTCAACAATGTCACCAATCATCATGTTCATTACAAATGTTGTCGGAAAGGGTAACGCTACCTCTGGCTTGTTCTTATCATACCAGAGTTGGCAAGTTGGCCTACCTACGTTTGACATACGTAGACCGAACTTGTCACGCTTGTTACCCCCACCGAACTGACGTGCTGCAGCAGCCATCACATCAAGACCAATCTGTGTGATTGTCCGTTGTGACATACTTGATTTGCCTGTTACAGCGTTCTCAAGATACTGATGCAGTGCCAGTTCAGCAGGATGGTTCATTACGCTACCTCTTCTTCAAACTCAACATCAACCACACCGTCAATGTCTACTTCATCCAAGTCCATATCATTTTTGCTTGACGCTTTCTCTGCGTAAGCATTGATGATATACTCGTTGTAGTTAGTCACCCAAGCCATGAAGTCAGCAAACTTCTCTTGGTCATCCTGTGTGAGTTCCACTGTGTTAGTGATGTCCAAGGATGTGTTAGGCAAGTAGAAGCTATTACCGTTAGGCAGCTTACGCTCTTCAGTATTCAACGTAACACTGTGCTGCACAGGTAGACGCTTCATCTTGGCAAGCTGTGTGAACACACCGCCGATAGTCTTGAAGGCATCACGGTTCTCTACTTCCCAGATGAATGGTGTAGACGCTAACTCAACTTCATTACCATCTGCATCCTTTGGATTAACCAACTCAACTGTACCAAGCACTACACGTACACGCTTGATAGAACGGATGAGTTCTTTAGTAGCATCTGGCAGAGACTTGAAGTCTTCAATCCAACCAGAAGGCTTACCACAGTTAAAGCCACCATCGTTATCTTTCAAGTCCATGTTAAGCGTATCAGCCATGACAGTCTTAACGTAACGATTAGGTGTACCGCCACTACCCATGATAAACTTCTTGTACATGAAGCGTTGCATGAATGGACGCATTACTGCTGACTCTGCGTAGTATGTAGGGCCATCAGGAATCTCTAGCTTGTATGTACCACCCTTAACCTTGATGGTATCAGAGCCAAGGATAGGTGAGTGGTTGATGCGCAGACGGGCAAGGAACATACCTTGTTTCTTCTGTGCAGGTGCCTCATTTGCAAGACCCATAGCCTTTGCCATTTCAGCGTAGTTGTTAGTATCAATCGTTGTAATATCGTTCATGTTTATTAACTCCTTTTCAGTTGTAAGATGCATAGTTATATCAGGTTACGTCCTTAGTGTCAAGCCAATTCGGACCTATTTTTGCCTCTAATAATAAAGGCACATTGAACTCAACACCCCAGCGTTGGGTGATGAGATAAGGTAGCGCATCATTAGTCTGTTGTATGACGTTGATTACCTGTGCTTCTTCATCAGGATGTACGTCAATAACAATACTGTCATGCACTGAGTTCACTATACACGATTGCATACCCTTGAGCAAGTCATCAATGTGCAGCAATGCGATAGGCACAATGTCTGCTGTAGCAAATGATTGCACAGGGTAGTTCTTAATCTGTGTAAAGTGTGAGACACGTCCAGTGTGCTTACGTACCACATCAGGGAACGCAAACTCACGACCACTGGGCGTGGTAATCTTTCTTGTGTTCACAGCCTCTTTAGCCAGTCGGGAATGCCAAGCGGCGACCCCTTGGTATTTGTCTGTGAAGTGGGTGTAGTACTCTGCTTCCGCTTTGGTTCTACCGTAACCCGTTGCGCCATATAACGGTGCAAAGGTGTGCGCTTTCGCATCCTGTCTATTCGTAGGCTGACCAGCATCGGTAATAACTTTAGCGGTGTATGAGTGTACATCAAATCCAGTAGATACTTCTTCAATAGCAACCTCATCTTGTGATAGGTAGGCTGCAGCACGGAACTCCAACTGTGCGAAGTCTGCTTCCATTACCTTGCCACCCG